ACTACGCGCGTGCGTAGCGGCCCGTGTGCAATACGGGTGGTACGGGGTAGGTGGGGTAACTAGAAGTTAAAATTAACTAATAACTAATATCGTAAATAGCCAACTAATAGATTAATCAGCTAACAACTTTTGGAGTTTAGCTTTTAAATCTTCAGCTATCTCTTCGCTTGTTCTGTCGGCTTGTTTATTCTCAACCTCTAACTTTTGTCCAAACATGTTTACTGTTTGACCGAGTAAATGCAGAGCCTTAATTCTATTACTTGCCTGATCGCCTTGTTCTATTTCTTCGGTTAGCTTTTTTAAAACGTATTCTTCCCGCCTGACCGCCATCGTGCTACGATCGTCTTCCATACGCCTTTGAATAGCTTTTATCCTATTGGTAACCTTTGGGTTAGTCATTAACTCACTTGCCATATTCCAAATTGTATTGTCTTTAGTTGTTGGGCTGACATTATAAACTCTTCTATATGCATCGCTACTAGTCAAACTTTCCTCAGCTATAAGCCTTGCAAACTCAGCTTGTTTTGCGGTTATCGGCTGATCCTTTTTTTTGGTCTCTTTAAATTCTTTTTTATTGTCACTTACCAATTTTAATTTTGGTTTTTTATCTTCAGTTTTTTTTGCCATGATTTACCTACCAATTATTTTTTTATTGCACTCTCAGAAATTAGCACCTCATTAACTTACTGTAAATATTATCTCATTTAGTGAAATAGTGATTAATAGCCCATAAAAGCCCACACAGCCACAAAAGGTGTTCCAAGGTATGATATATCAAAAAAGTTTGTTTCAGCGTTTTTGGCTTGAGCCTTGACTTACAGAGCATCTCAAAAAAAAGTTTAAAAAAAGTTCATTATTTTTGAATAATTTTAGTTTGTTAATCGTTTACATAATAACAACAACAAAACAATGGAGACCAACATGAAAAAACTACAATGTGCAAGTTGCAATACAGATCAAAACGTCAGGTTTTATGACAAAGGTCAAACTCAATATGGATATTTCAAAATAGGTTGGGAGTTGTGTCCTGACTGCTACAATCGGGAGGTAAATTGGGAGCATGACAAACAAGAGCAAAGGGAAATATTCAACAAGGGGAATTAATTTTCCCCTCTCCCAAAGTTAATTTTAACTTTTGTAAAAGTTATTAAAAAAAGTTTTTGAGTGTGGATAAGGGATACAGAAGATATTTACATTTATTTACATTATTTTACATTTTTGGGCTTGTATTTATACCCATTAATTGATATATAAAAGATGTCAGCCCCTATTTGGCAATTTGTTAAAGCGAACCGCAAACATCCCTCTCTGACCTACATGGGAAACTAGGCAGAGAGATCAGCAACCGAGAGAATGTAGGTTGTAAGATCTAGAGAGGCAAGAGTGAACCGCCCCCCACAATTCAGCGAGATGATCGTAGCGATATGGGCAAACCAACAAGTCACTAAAAGGCATCCCGATCAAATATCGGGCAAGGTACAAATAACCTTACGAGTTGCCAAGTAGTGGTTGACACAAAACATAATTATCACAACTCAGGAGATCAATATGAATATTACAGATACACAAAAGAAGATTATGGATAGAGTTCTAGATAAGTACGATGCTTTATTAGATGAGTTGGCGGGGTTAAATCCAAACTATATGTCTGATAGCAAGTACATCGAGATATTTGGGGGCAGAAAAGATCTAGAGAATGATATCTACTCCCACATTCAACAGTATAACTTGGATAAGAAATATCCTCGTCTCCCTTTAGAGGGAATGAAAAGCTATAACAAAGTCTAGCTGATGAGACCTAATGAGGTCGAAACATTGAGCAGTATTTACTGCTCCTTGTCCTAGAATAATTAATCAACATGGAGAACCATAATGCAAAATATTAACATCGAGTATTTGCCTCAGCTTATCACAAAGTTAGAAGAGATTATGTCTTGGAATAGCTTTGCTTTAAGTCTTGTAAATCAGTACAGATCAAAAGGCGGTCTATCTGAAAAGCAAATGTCCTCTGCTCAAGCTATGCTTGATAAGATGGCAGTAAATAAGTCTAAGGCTGAGAGCCTCAGGAAAAGTTTCAACACTAAAAAAATCGAGGATCTTTTTGCAGTTGCATTAAGTAACGGGCTAAAGAGACCAAGGTTTCATTGTGGAGATGTTATCTTATCTTTGGCTAGTGAGCAGTCAAAGAATAAAGGGGCTATCTACGTTAAGCATAAGGATACCAACGAGTACGGGCATACCGAGAAAAACTATGTAGGTAAGATTATGAATAACGTATTCATGCCGATCCTGAGGGCATCCAAAGAGGCTATTGATACTGTTATGTCTATAGCTGATGATCCTTTAAAGAGTGCTATCAATCATGGCAAAATGTCTAACCATTGTTCTATGTGCGACAAAGAGTTGACTGTAGATAGATCAATCAAAAATGGTTATGGCAAAAAGTGTGCCGAGAATTGGGGCTTTCCTTACTAATTAATCAACCAACCAACTTGCAAATAATGGAGAAAATTAATGCAAAAAAATATTTCTTACGGACTATCAAACGAGAGCATAAAGTCAATCGCATCCGCTGAGACCACGATTTCGGGTCTCAAGGATGTCAACAAAGAGAATACTGCAACGATTAACTATAACAAAGTTCAAGAGCAGTACGTTCCTTTTATCGTTCATTCTGCTCAGTTTCCAAGGACTAAAAGCGGTAATGTTTCCAAGCATACAACTCAAGTTATGTATGAGGATCTTGTTAATCATTGCGGTATGTCTAAGTCTTCAGCCAAGATACTCAAAGAGAATAGCATCAAGTTCTGCGAGTTCTTTGATTTACCTACTCAGGCTACACCTGAGTTAGTCAAGGGCATCTTATCTGAGAATGACCTCGATACTCAAACCAAGATTGTTGCAAAGGTCTCAGGCAAAAAAGAGGTTACACTTGCCGAGAAGATTGCCAAGATGGTTTATGGCAAAGAGGTTACCAAAAAGGTTGATGGTGTCGAGCAGACTATCTTCGTTCCGACTGATCTAACAATGGATGAGATCAATCAGATTGAAGAGCATATGGCAGATATCAAAAGGGTCAGGGTTGCAACTGATGAGGCGAATGCCAAAAAGTTATCCGAGACCTCAACCGATAACAAAGAGACTAACGATGTTCTCGATCAGCTTACCGCATAATCGAATGCACAAATTGAGATCCGACTTTGTCGGGTCTCTGCTTGTTCAGTCGAGCAATAACAATAACATTAATCAGGGAGACAAAAATGAAATGTGTTCACTTTGTAGGATTTAGAGATGATGACGAGTACTTGAGTGCCATTAAAGTTTTTGGCAAGCCTGACTTAATTCACTACGTTCACGACAAAAGAATGTATCAGGAAGTAGACAGTACAAAAGACATTGTCGTTTTCAGTAAGCATTCTAAATTGCAACCAATGGCTATCTATTCTTATGACGATAGCCGATATCATTAACAAATACGGGAGTTACTATGGAAAATTTCATTAAGCTACATAATAAAATGCACAAGTTTCATAAACGTCAAAAGGCATTAGACGAGTTGTCAATCATTCAAAAATTAGATGGCATCATCGCTGATCTAAATGCTGATGGATTAAATGAAATAGCTAATCTTGTTGAAATAGAAAAACAAAAGATTGGCAATAAGTTCAATCAGGCTGAGTTACAGTCTCAGATTGAGTTAGAAGATTTAATTAAAACTAACAAGGAGTTACTAGATGAATAATCAAGATATCGTAAAACATTTCGGTGGTCGTATTATCCGAGGTGTATTCAAAAAGATTGATGGCTCTCGCAGAAAGTTTTGGGGAGTTCTCAAGTATGAGGATAGGGATGTTCCTAACCTCGTAACAGTCTACGACTTTAGCAAAAAGGCTTATCGTAGATTTAGACTAGACCAAGGATCTATCGTGCTTAATAGCGGAGATCGTTGGATTAAACATAACCAAATTAAAGGTGTAACTTTAAAAACAAGGAGTACTGTATAATGAGATTATCATTAGCAAGAAATATCATTGTCGAGGGCATCAAAAAGAATGTTGCTCAAACTTTAAAAAAGCCAATCACATTCCACCTTGAGGGTAGCATGGGTATTGGCAAGACTGCATTGGCTAGACAGATAGCCGAGGACTTAGGTTTTTACCTTGTCATCGTCTCTTTGCCTCAGCTAGAGCCTACCGATATTGGCGGTATGAGAATGCCTAAGGGCGATAGGATGATCGTTCTTCAGCCTGATTGGTATGTCAATGCCGAGCAGATGGCAAAGCTAAAAGCCGAGGGCTACAAAGGTGTCTTGTATTTCTTTGACGAGTTGCCTCAAGCCCCTATTCTGAACATGAACATATATGCTCAGATTGCCGATGAGTATAGAATTGGCGATTACAAGCTAGATCGTACTGAGTGTTATGTAATGTCAGCGGGCAATAAGCTATCAGACAAAGCGGGTACAAATGCTATGCCTAGTTTTCTAATCGATAGGCTTACGTTCCTCGAGATCGAGCCTAACCTCGATGACACTTGCAACTATTTTGCTAAGACGGGTGTAGATCATAGAGTTATTTCATGGCTCAGATTTCAGCCTGAGTTCTTGCATCAGTTCAAGCTAGGCGAGAATGCTTATCCTACTCCAAGGTCTATCGAGAGATCTGCTCAGATTATGAATTGGGATCTCGATGAAGAGGCAATGGGCGAGGCTATCAGCGGTCAGATCGGCAGATCAGCATATGCTAACCTCAAGACACATATGGATGTTTACTCCAAGTGTCCTGATGTTGATAAGCTAATCGCTAATCCTGATACTGCTGAGATCGTGGAAGAGCCTGCGATTATGTATGCTTTATGCTCCACCTTATCGACTAAGGCTAACGATAAGAACATCGGTAATATCTTAAAGTACTTGAAGAGATTGCCGAATGAAGAGTTCCAAGCATATGTCCTCAAGGATGCACTATCAAGAGACAACAGTCTCAAGCAAAACAAGGATGTCAGATTGTGGGCATCTGCAAAGGGCAACGGGAAATATCTCGTTGCCTAAAAGTTCAATTTAACTTTTAGGAGAATGCTTAATGCATGATTTACCAAGAAAGATAGCAAGGTCTAAGGTTAGACTAATGCTAGATAAAGAGAGCAAGGGTTGGGGCTTTTATGCCTCAGTCCTTTATCAAATGCCAATGGTCGAGAAAAATACTATCCCGACTATGGCAACTGATGGCAGATCTATATTCTATAATGCGGAGTTTACCGATGCATTGACTGAGCCTCAATTGGATGGAGTAAAAGTCCACGAGGCTTATCATCGTATTCTCAAGCATCATCTAAGGATGGGCAAGAGAGATCCTCAGCTTTGGAATATAGCTTGCGATTATGCAATCAATCCCATCATCATCAAATCAGGTTTAACTTTACCTGATGGTGCTTTGATAGATCAAAAGTTCTTCGGTATGTCAGCCGAAAAAATTTACGATCACCTCATGCAGAATGCTCAGGATAAGCCTGAGCCTCAGGAGTGGGGCAATGTCGAGGATATGGGAGAGGGCATGAGTTCAGATCAGATCAAAGCTGAAGAGGCTACGATCAATGCTCAGGTTGTTATGGCAGTCAACTCGATGAAGAAAGAGGCGGGCAAACTACCATCCAATATTCAAGAGATCATCAACGAGATGAAGAGATCTCAGATAGATTGGACTGATGTTCTTCGCAAGTTCATCGGGGGCGATCAGCCCGAGGGCTATAGCTATCGCAGACCTAATCGTAGGCAATGGTATCTCAACGAGGTCATCACTCCCGTATCCAATCAGATCGGTTGTGGCGATATCGTTGTCGGCATCGATACTAGCGGTTCAGTTAGCAGTAAAGAACTATCCTATTTCTTAGGAGAACTTAATGCTATTGCGAGCAGTTCGGGTGCTGATAGTGTCACGATTATTACTTGTGATGCTGATATCCAAGATGTCATCAGATACGAAAAGGGCGAGCAGATCGAGATGCTAGAGTGCAAAGGTCGAGGCGGTACAAGAGTTATGCCCGTCTTCGATTATATTGCCAATAATAATATCAATGTAGATAACTTTATCTACTTTTCAGATATGGGCATATTCGATTATCCTGAGAAAGATGTAGGCTATCCTATACTTTGGGTATCATCCGATATTAGAGCCAAGGATGCACCTATCGGGGAGACTACTTATCTCAAAGTTGCCTAACCAAATTAACTTATCCACAAGCCCCCTAAGTTTGGGCTTGTGGTCAATTCATCAACTACTATCATGGAGTAATCAATGCAGATAGATAATATTTTAGAGAACAAAAGTTTAGCAAAGCATCAGACATATCTTAATATGAAAGATGCCTTTGAATATTCAGTATCCAAGTTTGGATTAAAGATCGATGACATTGTATCAATGAGTTACAATCATCGAGGTCATGCCAAGTATGACAAGGCTCGTGAGCAAAAAATGGAGAAGTACAGATCTTTACTAGATTACGAGCAAGGTCAGGTAATAGTTGGCTTGTCAAATATGTTTAAAAGCATACAAGAATATAGATACAATATGAGAAAGTTATCTTTGTTAGATCAAGAGGGCTATCTCAGTAAGTTTGATCTATTCAAGAAAGCTATCGTGGATACCAAGGATCATGCTAGAGATTGGTGGAACAAAAACCATCAAAGAACTAACATTCGCATTTACTGTGAAAAGGGTTTTGTCCTTAATGTAGAGCCTGATCAGAAAGAGCAAGCTAAGTATGTTTACGATAGACGTAGTCTAAAGCTATCCCCTTTGTGGTTTCACAAAGTTTGGAAAAGAGGTCTATCAGGTGTCGAGTACAAAGGCAGACCACATTTTATAGCTGATCTAAAATATACACCAATAGCTAGATTGGAAGACAAAGACATGAAAGTTTACAAGGTCGATGTCGTTAGTTCCAAAAGCGGTATTGTTAGTGTCATTAAGGATCTATGGTGTGTAGCTTTCGAGACTGAGCCTTACTATAACAACGGGATTGCGGGTCATAAGCAAGCCAAGTGCATTGCATCCATAAGCCCTGAGTTAAGATTAGCTGAGGTCAATGTCTCAAAGAGAATAACATCAAATGTACTTAATAACTTATTAGATTAGAAAGGGGTAATCATGCAAGATATAGTACAATGGTGCTATCGTGGGTATGTATACAATCCAAGTTTTATTGGAGATGATATCTTATCCCACGATGTTTACCATGTTTCAAATGAAGATCGGATTGTTTTCTTTTGCAACAAACGAACACAAATAGCTTGGAGTGAAAGAGACTTTCAGGAGTTCGTGGACTATATGCTAAAGTCTACAGAAATCCACTAAAATTATAAATGGTGGGCAAGTGCCGTCACTTTGCCCATCAATAGTTAAACTTAACTTTTGGAGAACCAAATGCATACACCTATATTAGCTAACGAATTATTATCAGCCTTTGCAAATCCTAAGCGAGGTTTTTTTAATTATCAAAATCATAAGTACTCACAATTTATGATTAGAAAATTTCAATCATCAGTTGCTACATCTCAAAAATTTGTAGTGAGTGATAATCTATTAGAGCATACTGCCAAGGCTAGTTATGTTACTCCATCAACTTTATACGATGTTCTTAAAAGAGCAATACCGCCATTTAATTCTATGTGGATTGAATGGAACGAGACATTAAGAACTAAGATATTAAGAGATCATTTAATTGGTTTAGTTGGTCCAAATAATGTTGAGGAATTAAGTGAGGGTCTTCCGCCTAGAGTTGGATATCTAATAAAAAATATTGATGGTCAATTTCTCTATCATTGTTTTTTCAAATTAGATCCTGAGAGAGTTGATTGGCAGTATAAAAATGGACATCAAGAAAAGGCTGATTACAAATCAAAAAGCAATCAGTTCTTTTGTCCTGAGATGTGTTTCACTATTAATAACGAAAGAGAGTTAACTTATGCTGATGATTTATATTTATCTCAGGTAAGTCATGCACCTATAAGTAGTGAGGAAGATTATTGGAAAGATACCAATATGCAAGGGATGTTGGCTTTGGGTTTTTCTTATGGAATGCTACATAAAGATAAACTTTATAAAGATAAAAACTTAATAAAAAATATAGCTGAAAGAGATTATGATGCTCTAACTGCTTATCCTTATAATTCTGTAACAACTCCCGATATATCTAAGCATATAAAATGGGTTCAGTCAGGCAGTACTGCATGGTTGGTCGATAAGTATACTTGGGAAAGAAAACTCAATACTAATGATATTAAAAGATTTCAGCAATCGATACATTCACTTGAGGGAGATCCTAGATTTCTAATATCATTACTTGGATTATTGAATTACGATTTCATAGTTCAAGAAAGTGTTACTCCGCCAAAAAAGATTAATCATTTATCTTTTGGTAGGAATACACCTAAAAGCGAGTACAAAGTCTTGGAGATAACCTTACCTAAGCCAAGAGGTAAAAGGGTATACGAAAAGATTTTTACGGGTCAAGGCTCTCCTAAAAAAGAGCATTGGCGAAGAGGTCATTGGAGAGTTCTTAGGAATAAAGATGGCAAACTAAAAAAGCGAGTTTGGATTGACCAAATGAAATGCGGTAATCCTAAACTCGGAAGTATAATCAAAGACTATGTTTTAAAGGAGAACTAAAATCGAAAATATAAAAGATATAAAAATGTATTTGTACGATATGATCGTTAAATACAATGGCATCCGAGAGAGGGAAACTCTCTTGGGTGTTGAGTTGGGCAAGTATGAACTTGCCTTGGATATATTTAAGAAAATTCAAGAAGTGGAGAAAAAAAGAGTTGAGTAAAATAAAATGGAAAGAGGTTGAGCCTGAGAATTTAACTTGGGCTGACCTAGAAGATAATCTAACATGGGCTGAGGCTATGTTAGAGATCGAGGGTTTAGTCAATGAGGAAATATCAGATCTCAAAAAAAGAGGTAATGATAGGACTGTTAGGCTATTACAAAATTCAATCAAAGTTATTAAAAGGGGATACTAATGCGAAACAATCCTGACGATTTATCTAATCAGCTTATAGCTAAAATAGAAACATGGTTAAGGGGAGAAATCTCCGATGTTAGATCTAGTCATCACGATGACGAGGTCGATAGTCGAGAACTCGGTATACTCGATGGAAGATACGAATGTGCCGAGGCTTTACAAACTAAAATCAAAGAATGGAAAAAGGAGTTATTCGATGGATAATCTAGATCGTATTTTATTATTCTTGTTAGGCATATGTGTATTGCTTATGTCTATTGTCACTATTGCTAATCCTGATGGATATTATATGCAAAGTGTCGAGGGTATCATTTTTACTTGTTTCATCGGTGCTATTGGAGTTACTATGATTATAGTAAGTTTCTTTAGTATTTACTTTAGGGAATAGTTGGGGAGAGATCACTCCTTTAAGTCGTGGGTAAAAGTGGATGCCTTGGGTTTTTATTTTTTTTAACCATCCGTCAATGCTATACCTCCCAAAATAATTGTCATTCCCCAAACTTAATATACAGACAATTATAATGGGTAAAACCTCGATCTCTTAAACTATGGTTAGGTAAAGGTATGGAAAGCCACAAAAAAAGGCTCTGAGAGCCTTGTACAGAGGGGTTGCTGACCCCCTCTGTACGAATACTAGCAAAAAGGTCTTTGTGCTATGCACGGGGCTTAAACAACGATTAAACACATATCGGAGATTTTAATGACAACTTACAGTAAAATTAAGGGTAGATCTAAGGGTTATCGTTATAGAAACTCAATAGTTGATCTACAAAGAGATCTTTGGAGAAAGAATGCAAAGAAAACTCCAAAAGAATTAGGTATGGACGAAAAGTTTGAAGACGATCCTAGAGCCGTAAATGAAAAAGACTATGGCAGAGTTAATCGTGTTTCAACATCCACCATTCAACATATGCGAGGTGGCAGTCCATTTGAAGAATAGAAGTTAATTTTAACTTTTAGAAACTATAAGGGGGCAGTTGGAGAGACCGCCCCCTTTTTGCGTAAGAAGTGAGATGCTGAGTAAACAATCACTTAATCAATACATAATCCCGCCAAGCAGTTAAGTCAACCATTTCTCCAACTTTCATAAAATTCTTTTATAGGCTTAACAATTTCCCCAATATTATTTTTAATAAATTCTATATCAATTCGTGTTAATTCTTTATCAGTTATTATTTTCAACAAGATGTCATAAATTTTTGTCCCACCTGCCGACTTAGCATAATTTAAACATTCGCTAACTTTCCGCCTGAGTATTTCATTATCGCCTTGGGTGTCGTATGTAGTTGTAATTCTAGGATTATAATTTGAGGCTCTTACACCTACCATGCCTGATCTATTGTAATCCATTTGGAATTTATCCAAGATCATAAAATGATTTAATGATAGTATATTTTTTAATAGTAACGTATCTAGGCAAGTTTGATCTACAACTCTCATCCTGACTTTATTAGTCTTACCAACAAACTCAGGCTGAATAGTTTTATTAAAATGGTAGATCTTCGTCATCCTCTTTTTCATAATAATTTTTATACTCTGCCTTTTTTGGTACTTTGTTTGGATCTAACATCTCTTCAGCAGTACCATAATCCTCGACAGTTTCGTATCTTGAAGTGATTTTGTCAAAGGATAAAGCACATTCCCCAATAGATCCCATCCAAGAAAACCTACATTTCCAAATTATTATTTCACTTATGCTTGATGTTGACGGGCTAGGTCTGTGAACTGTCAGCCCTACATCAGCTTTAGAAAACCAACTCGCAGATCCTGAGATGTCATATCCCTTTGGTGGCGGTACAGTTCCATCATCTTTCCTCATCATTTTTGTTGGATGAGCAACAAACCAAATATGTATCCCGTGAGCCTGAGCAAACACTCTCAGGGTAGTTAGCATATCAGATATCCAATCTGTTTCGGAGGTTTGCATATTACGAGCAATGTAATTGTATGGATCTATAACAACACCTCTAACTCCGTGCCTCATTACTGCGACTTTCATTCTTTCCATAATGCTATCTAAGCTAGATAGAGATCCGTCTGCCTGATATAAAAAAGAAAAGTGACTTTGTATAAATTTCTTGCCCTGATCTAATTCATAATTATTTAATCTAGGTGTAAGCCCGTCAAAAAATGGTTTGCCCACATACTTGCTGATTAGTTTTGCTATGTGTATTCTTGGCTCGTTTTCAAATGAACAAATACCAAACTTCCATCCTTTGTCTTTAGCTATATTAATCATGATTTGATCAATGAACTCTGACTTACCGCTACTAGGATGACCAGTTACAACTGTTAACTGCCCCTCAACCACAGTATATAGCGGATCTACTTCTTCATAACCAGTAGACACTCCTGATCCTATACCTTTTTCGTAAATCTCATCCACTTCATTATAAAAATGCGAGGCATCATACAATCCTGATACGGGATATGGCTTTGGGCTAGATGCTATTTCGTCTAATCTTTTTTTGCCATACTTAACCAAAACATCATTGGCATCTTTGCAATCCTCAGGATAATCTAATTTGTAACATCTATCCTTGCCAACTCTCCTAGCAATCTCCTCAGCCATAGCCTGACCTGATTTGTCATTGTCCATAGCTATTACAACTTTGTCACACAACTCTAATTTCTTTTTTGCATTCCAAATAAATTTAAATTTACCATCCTCATGGGCATCAATCTTACCATCAACCACTTTCATAACTGCCCCGTTGGGTATTGAAACTACAGATTTATAACCCGCCTCGATAAAAGAAAGTGCATCCATCTCCCCCTCGCAAATAATTATCCAATCATTTGTCTCGACATTATCAATATTAAAAAAATTGACTGCCGATCCCTGAGAAGAAAATCCTT